AATTGTTGAACCGCCTGCGATATAACTCATTGTATTATATTCTTTCTTGGTTGGTTAAATTACTGGGTTAAAGGAACTGCGACTTCGATGACTGCATCAGCAAGAGCAGTTTCGAGGGCAACGCCGACAACGCCAACATTGGCCGCCGCTGTGGTCACGAGACCAGAACCAGTCGTGGCAACGAGGTTGCCAGCGGTGATTCCGTATTCGGAGGTTGCAAAAAAGGTGGGGTAAAACAGCTTGACTGCGCCGTTGTCGCCAGCCGCTACATCAGCGATGGTAGAACCAACGCAACGAGCAGAACCGGAAACAGCCGCACGAGCCGCTCCATCCGTGTGAATCTCAACGAATCGGTAAGCCGAAATCGCAGAGGCGAAGTTAAAGGTGCGAACTGCACCGCCGTCAATATTTGTTGCCATTTTAGTATTATCCTTTGTTTAGAGTTTGGTAATACCGCGAGACAATGCCTCGCCGTATTCTTTTGGGTTGGAGAGCATCACGGCTTTCATCGCCTTGAGCTTTGATGTTCCATAGTCGCTATGGGCGGCTACGAGTGCTTCAAAAGTTTTGGGTTCTTCCTTTTTCTCGGAAGGAACTTCAATTGCTGGGGAAGCGGGGATAGGCTTAATACCGAATTCGGTTAGAACCTTTTTAACAACCGCACTCATCTCCTCGGTATCATCTTCTTTTTCAGAAGGCTCAACCTCAACAGAAACTTCGGGTGCAGGAGTTTTGGACGGCTTCTTATCTTCAGCCATCTCCTCTTTTTTCATATCTTCTTTGGGTTTCATCGCATCTTCCAATGCGGCGAGACGAACCTTAATTTCGTCCATGTCTTTCTTATAATCATTGTTTTCCATATTTGTTTTGTCCTTTTTGTCAAGTGGAGCTTCCTCCACGGCTTCTTTGGCTACGGCTGGGATGGTCTTGCCTCCCTGCACATAACCGAGTTTTTCCATAAACTTAACCATCTCCTCGAACAATCCGTTCGTGGCGGCTGGGCTGGAAACTAAATCAGCAGAGGCGATGCTCTGGGGGCGAATGTAATCCTTGCCATTGATAGTCTCGCTCTCATTCACAAAGGCTAGGGAAACGCCGAACTGGTCGGGGGCTTCAGAGGCCATCTCTTTGATAAGGCCGTAGTGAGGGGAGTTGCGGAGAAGGCGAAGGTCTGCCACTAGCTTCTCCCCCTCGATGCGTGGATTCCTTAAAAAGCCGACAACCGCCTCCAATCCAGAGCCATGATTCATCTTTGCCTTCGTTCCATTCTTGGCACTTTCCATAAGTTTGAGGGCGGTTTCAAGGCTCGTTTTATCCACGAAAAGGTCGTGTCCTTTAGCCTCTCCCACCTCCAAAATTGAAACTCCACCTAGCTCCATTTCATCCATCTCCTCGTCCCTATATGTCGAATAGGCTACGGCTGAACGCTGGCTTTCGTCTGGGAAGTCACTCACGGCCTGCTCGTCTCCCATAAAGCGGGAAACAAAGTCTTGTTCGGATTCGTCAGCGGAGGGAACTGGTAGGGGCATAAATCATCGATATTATGTCAAAGAAGATCGCCATCTGCCGCTCGGTATGACTTCTTGACTTCACCGCCACCGGCCATCTTGAGAAACTTGTTCACCCTAGCCATCGCCCAAGCGTTCCTTGAGTTGGGTCTGCCCCCGGTGATAGTGGGTCGGAAGCTGGTCGAGAACGCACCCGCCCCCCTTCTGAATACTTTCTTCAATGCTCCAAGAGTAGGGGCTTTCCTTGAGGGGTGCTTGTCCTTGAACTCGGCAATCTTGTTCTTTAGTGCCTCCTCGTTCTCGGCTGAAATCTCAATGTCACCAGCTTTGCTTCTAGTGGATGCCGTGCCTTCGGGGTTCTCCTTTGAGCCTTTGATTCGTTCCTTGGGAGGGGCTGGGGTTTGGGAGACTGGTCGGGCTAGTTCTTCTTTCTCGCCTCGAATCACCATTGGAGAATCAGATATTTCTTGGTCTTTAATGATATTGCTCATATCTGTTCTATTTCCACGAAGTGCGTCCTTGCGCCTCCTGTTTTTATGGTTTTTCTGCTTGCAATTTTATATTTCCCCTTTGGCAATATAACCTCCTTGAGATTGCTTTCAAATTCTTGGTTATTGGAGTTTATGGTACTTATGCCCCTCTTGGCTTTAATTTTGAATAAGATAGATTCCCCCTTTGGCATATCTCCATATATAGTACCAGCAGAAGATTGTCTTGCCTCCCGCCTCGCATACTTTCCGGCTATTTCGGGATCGGAGCTTGCCGACATAAAGGAATCAAAATCAATTTCTTTGTCGTTTTGTACTTTTTTAAGAAAACTACTACCCTCGGGATTGTTTGCTAGAAACCCCCTATATAGCGTCTGTTCTCTGCTAAATGGTGTGTTTGTTAGCTTGTTTAGTTCTTTTATTTTAGAATCTGCTATTTTTCTAGTTTTTTCATAATATGGATCAAGGGCTACGCTATCTTTATTAAAGATATTATCTCTTATGTTTTTCATTTCTTCTTTTGTAAGAGTAGAGCCACTTGCGCTTTGAAGTGCGTCATCTGGGAATTTCCCAGACCTGCTTATTGCATCTTTAAACGCCTCTTCTTCCGACATTCCAGAATATAAATTTCTTTCATATTTAGACCATACTCCACCAGACTCAATTCTGTAATTATCAACAAGACCTTTTTCTGCTTCGTTTATTTCTAATATCTCTTTTTCGTATCCATCTTGTTTTTGATAGGCATCTTTGATGGCCTTTAAGTGTTGTTGCTTTGTAACTGCTTGTACATCTTCTTCTTTTTTTGATTCGGTCTTGTCTTCTTCTTTCGGCTTTTCCGCTTTGCCTTGCGGTGTTGGCCTCTTGTAATCCTTGGGGAACTTCCCACCGGGTCGGGTTGGCGTATAGCCCCCTTTAATTGGGGGTCTGCCGTAGCCTACTGCACACTTGTTATCTGGCCCGAAAGTTCCACCCTCATCTTGCCCACAATCTCTGCCAGCAACGAACTCGGTTTTCTTGTCCCTAGCCTCCATCTGACCAACCACTTTCCTTGCCCAAGCATAACCAGCATCGCCACCCCATCCATTCCACGCTTGCCAGCCCTTGCCCTGCTCGTCCCAAGTTGCACCCTTCTTATCGACTTCGTGGCGAGTTAGGAAGTTCAACATTCGCCTTACTGTGTCGGGAGAAAGTTTAACCCCATTACTCAAATCCCTAGCCCTAGCGATGCCAACCGGGGTCATTCCTCGTTGGCTGGCTGGTTTTGTCTCCCTCACATCCAAGGCTCGTTTAGCGGCATCCCTAGCTCCTTCTGGTGGGGTAAAATCAATCCCATCGTACTTCGCCAACTCAATGCCACCCATCATTCCCTCGATGAGCATCTTGATGGATGCGGGGTCGAGGCTTTCTAAAACTTCTAAACTACTTTTTTTTTGAGTTGTGCCAGCGGGGGCGGTCGGGGTAGGTGTGGGTTCTTGGGGGGTCGAGCCTCCCGAAGTATCCCCGCCTTGGTCTTTTGCAATCTGCTGTTTCTCTTCCTTGGTCGTTGGAATGGTTGTGCCAACATTGACCCCAGCGATGATTGCCCTTGCTTGATCTGGACTGATGGTGGGGAAGGCCGCCGTGATAATCGAAACTGCACCCTCCTTGGAAACTGCACCCATAGCAACCGCATTGATAACATTGATAAGCGAAGCCACTTGTGCCCCATTGAGCGAAGCACCGCCAAGCATATCCGCATCGCCCTCTTGTCCTTTCGGTGCTTCCTCGCCTTGCTCGATGGGTTTGGCTTGGGCTTGGTTGGCTTGCTTCATTCCCTCAAGCGAGATGTCGGAAATTGTGTCGGGGGTCACATTGTATTCATCGGCCAAGTCTTTAACTAGCTTCGCCTCAATAGCCCTTTGCCTCATAGCACTCTCAAAATCTTGGCCTCTCTCTGCGTAGATGTCGGCGGCGGTGCGGAGGCCAGTCTTAAACTCGGAGATGGCCGAGGCAGATTCTCTTCCTAAATCAATAGAGACATTCGCCCCAAAGTTGAAGATTCCCTTGGTCGTTCTCGTTCCAACATTGTTCTCGATCAATCCCCTAGAAACTGCGTCTGCAATCACGATGTTCTTGATGGGTCGCAGAACTTTATCATCGAGGAGTTTCTGGTATCTGCGGAAGGTTCGCCCTGCTTGTTGCATTTCTAAGCGGGCGGTCGGGCCACTCATAGCTGAAGGGTCAACGGCGAATGAGTAAGGGATGCCAAGGCCAAGGCAAATGTTCCGCAAAAGAATCTTATGGAACTCGGCGAACGCTCCGCTTGGTCGGCTCGGCCCATCTGGGAAAATAATATCTTCACCCGGTTCTAGGTAGGAGATTTTGCCCGACTCAATCGCTTCTAGCTTAATCGTGTTTCCATTGAGGTCTTCATCGTTTGTGAGGCTCGACAAGTCGGAGGCATTGTTGTTATTGCGCTTCACGATGCCAGCCTGTGAGCTTGCATTTTTTGCGGCCATCTTCTCGAAGTTGATTATATCGTAGATGTCTGTTGCGTCATTGATTGCCGTATGGAAAGCGGAGATTCCTCGGTACTGGTCGATTCGGAGTGGGTCAAATAAGTGAAAGGCTTGGCTTGAGGGGATGGTTGCTTGGTAGGTGTAAAAGTCTCCGATGCTTCGGTTGTAGATGTCATAGGCACTCGGCGCACCAGTATCCCGATCAATGTGGATGCCACCAATCAAATCCAGACTTGTATAAACCTTGAAGGGATCACCCAACCTATCTGCCTCAATGCCTTGAATCTTTAAATTGCCATCCTTGTCTCGAACCAAAACGAAAAGGAAGTCACCATCCCGGAGCATCGACATCATCGCCACTTGCATAAGCGTTGAACCAGTATGCCTTGTCGTTAGGTCGCACTTGTCCCACCACTCTGCCCAATACGCTTCGACCTCGGTATTGACTTCGGGGTTCTCGGTTCGGGCTTGGTAGGAGACATTGGCGGCGGTATGGCTAGCGAACTTCATTAAGATAGAGCGAACAAGGCCAACATTCTCGGCCAAGTCCCTCGCCCTTTTCATCAACTCAACTCGGTCGTAGTTGGAACGATAATCTTCCGCACCAGAAAGAGAACTCGGCCCCTTGCGTTCCCTTGTATATTTGACCGCATCGTAAGAGAAGTTGACGAGCTTCTGGCGTGCAATCATCCGATTAACTGCCCCTTGCGGGTTCAGAAATGCAACGGCTTTATCTATTAAATTTAGCTGTGCTTTTTTCACGAGAACTTTGCGTAAGTTGTGCGGATACGAGTGCCGTTGGCAGACTCAATGGCGAGGGTCAATTCTGCGATAGTATCACGGACTTCGCCGAGGTTCGCCCTTGAAAAAGAACGGCCTGCGATCGAATAGCTTGAACCCGCCACCGCTATCGCTTCAAG